AGAAGAAATATGATTAAACTTAAAGATTTAATTTTAGAAGGTCGATTAAAAAGTGTCACGGTAATAACCGCTGATGTAATGAAGCGAATTGTTGATGTTGCTCAAAAACAATATAATCAATGGGCTCAAGACGAAGAAGGATACAATGAAGAATTAGGATCAGGCGGCATATGTCATTTAATAGCAGAAGAAATAGCAGGCATATTAAGTGAACACGGAATTAACGCTTCTACAGTAAGTAGTAATTTTGAACAACACGTTTATGTGGTTGCTCAATTTAAAGAAGGAATATATGAAATAGATATTCCATATCATCATTATGAACAGGGTGGTGGATTTACTTGGAAAAAATTACCAGATATTATATTTGATACATCACATATTGTATTACATAGATTGGATTCTAATCCAAAAAGTTTTGAAAAATATATTGATTTAAATGAAGAACGAGATAAATTAAACGAAACCACAGATTTAAAATCTCAAGTTAAAGAATTAGAATTGAAATTAGAAAAAGAGTTTCCACAACTAGAAGAATTGAATCTTTATATGCGTTCTGCTGGAGATTTATACATCGATTCTATAAAAGTAAAACCAGAAGAAAAACATAAAGGTATTGGTTCTCAAGTAATGAAACGAATATTAAAATTTTCCGATGACCACGATCTTTATACTACTTTACACATGGTATCCGAAAGAGGATATAAAGATAAATTAAAAAGATTTTATCAACAGTTTGGATTTTGGCCTAATAGAGGCAGAAAAACTATGTATCAGTTTAGTAGTCCATTTCATTTGATTATGATAAGAAGACCAAAAAGTAAAGATATACTCAAAGAAGAATTTAATAATTCTATAATTAATAAAGTTCAACAATTATTTGTTGATTATTATGATTATAAAAATTGGGAAGAATTTGTAGATAAACAAGAAATTGGAGATTGTCAAACTATTGTAAATATGATTATTTCTAAGTTTAAACAATTTCAAAAAGTAGTAGGAGAAATAGAAGTAGATAAATTATATACAGATGAATATGGAGAACAACAAAATAAAATGCTTCATCATTGGGTAAAATTAGATGGTATACCTTATGAATTTTCAAAGGGAACTCTTAAAAACTATATTGAATTTCAAAATTTATATGATGTAGATGTTGAAGATTCTTTACGTTATCATATAGGCAACGATTTATTATTGAGGGAGCAGAAAACCCATCTGCTTCAGCGGATGGGATGAATGCGACCCATTAGATGCTATATCATTTGTTGCATCTGATATTGTGGCAATTAGACCCATTACTTGGAATGAAGTAATTTAATCAATACAGTGGAGTTTTCCCACCTAAATAACTATTTATAATAGAATGAAATTAAAAACTATATTACTACACGAATTATCTATACCGAGTATGCAACAGGGGTCCATGACTTCTCAAGATACTAAATTACATCCCTATCCAGGTTCTATGGATGATAGTAATGCGTGGGATGGTATAATAGAATCCTCAGATGGAAAGTGGTTTCTGTACAAAGAATCAAATGATTGGCATAAGAAACAGGCCGGAGCATCAGTAACAATTACTGAAGGAAAACCACATCGATTTAATATAAAAATTAAAACTAAATGGCTCAAAAAATCCAAAGATACTAATAATTCATTATCTGAACGAATTCGTGAATATACAGATAAAGTATCTAAAAAATGGGTTTCTTCTGCAAAACGAATTCGTAATAATCCTGATTTAAATGAAATTGGTAATCCTGTTGAAAAATCATGGCAACAATGTTTTCGTGAAGCATTAAATGATCCAAAAGTAAAACCTTTTATAGAAGAATCAAATGAAATGGATATTTGTGTAGATCCTGTTAATTTCACAAAACATGTGTAATATCAATAATTTTTCTTTTATCATTTACTTCAAATCGTATAAATTTATTTAAGGGATTATTTATTGACTTAAAATAATTTATAATATTATTTTGTCTAATTTTATCTTTTAATTTTTGTTTTAAGTTATTATGCATAGGAGTGTCATATTCTATCCATTCATGTAAATTTTTATCATAACCATCAGCAAAATATCCAATTTTTAAAAATCTCGTTGGGATAAAATTTGATAGATGTTCTTTATTATATTTTTCAAAAAATTCTTTGGCACCTTTATCTTCATTATTTGGAATTCCCAATTTTAATAATCTTTCCATTATTTGTATCCGTCTTTTTAATTTCATTTCTTCTGTGTGATGTTTTCCATAAAACTTATTTTTTTCTCCTTTATTTAATTTAGATAATTTTTCCTTTGTTTTTTTCGACATGGATTTTCCTATATGGGATTTTGCCATTTTTTCTTTTGATTTTTTAGAATGTAACGTTCCTAATCTTGGGCTCCAGCCGGATTCATATTTTTTCTTTATTCCATTTAAAACTTTTTTACGAAAATTTTCATCCATCTTTTTTCCTGAATTCCACGGAATATTACCTTTCATATTACACGAATAACATTTAGAATTTCTTTGTTCAGCATATTTAGCTGAATATTGAGTAGAATAACTTAATTCTTTTTTACATATGGGACAATTTCTTTTATATTTGTTCATAATAATAAATATAATGAACAAATACGAAAAATTCAATTGCTGTAAATTTTACTCCTAGAATTTAATCTTTAGAAACCTTATCTATTCGTTCTACAAATCTTGCTGGTATTATATCTCTTACAAATACCTCAAGATTTAAATCTTTAATATACTCTGCTATATCTGGATGTTTTTTAGAATTATCAATAATATCTTTAAGTCTATCTTTTAATGGAGTTTTCCAATGTGGATGTGTTAATACCATTGAAATTGGAACATTTATAGTTACCACGGCTGGTTCATCTGTTTGTAAATGTTTAACTACATTTTTTTCATAATTGGACACGTCTCTATCCCACAGATATTGTCCTAATACATCTAGAAAAATTTCTCCTCCATATTTTGTAGCAGATTTAGCATAACCTTCTGCTGCATCTTTTACGGTAGTAAAAAATAATACATTGGGATCTTCTCTTCTAATATTTGAAGAATTTTTTAAATAAATTTCTTTTGCTCTTGAAGGAGTTTCATGAAAAACTTTAACTAAGACATCTATAATTAAATTCTCCAATCCCATAGGACCGAGTTGACCTTTCTTTGCTTTTAAAGCAATTGGCCAAGTAGTACCGTGATAAAGAGTAATATATTCATTGAATAAAGCATTTTCCACCGGATAAATTCTAGTTTCATTTATACGTTTTTTACTATCAATATCTTTTTGAATGAGTTTATCTACAACCCAAACACCTATAGTTCTTAAATTATTTTTTTGTGCCCAATAAACCCTATGATTTCCATCGTTAATTACTAATCTACCACCAACTTCTCTTGTTATTAAAACAGGGGGAAATCCTCTTCTTCTAAAACGAAATTCTTCCCATTCATATCCACCACGACCCTCTTCGGGAATATCAGGATCATCTTCTGCCAATTTCGGATCTAAATCATTTGTTTCTACTATCGCTCTATAAATCGCTATAAATGTATTTGGTAATCCTAAAAATTCTCTAATGGTAGGAACATCCCATTTTCTTCCCACTTGAATATCCGATTCTTCCCAATTAATAGGTAAATCTGAATGTTCGTCGCTTGGATCAAATCCTACTTTTTCAATAGTTTCTTTTAAGAAATCTTCTTTATCATCAAAACTACCAATGTTTCCTGTAGCAGATTTTACTTGTTCTGGATCAAATGCTACCCACACATCATTATTAGCTCCTGTCAAAGATTTATCATAAATTTTTAATCCATCATAACCTAAAATTTTAAATAATTTAATCCAAATTTCAGGATCATTATGCTCATCTTTATCAAATAGAGTCCATATTGTTCCTCTTCCCCATTTTTCTCCTAAAATTCTTGCCGTCAGATAACCATTAAATCCCATTTTATTAGCTGTATTTTCAATGGTATTAAATAATCCATCACTATAGATACCATCTATAGTATCTAGTGGAGACTCTATCCTCATATAGAGTGGCATTATAGAATGTCCGCTTTTTTCTTCATCTCCTTGATTCATGTATTCATGAGCAAGATTTACATCTTCTGCTGCAAATATTCCATATCTATCTATTTCATAACTTCCTAAACAAGTAGAACAATATCCTGTTCTTTTAGATAAGAATTTCTTAGGAGCAGATTTAGTTCCGTGAAACACTACTAACGGATTACCATTTTTATCTACAACCTTACTTCCTCCAAACCATCTTTTAAATTGTGGAGTCTGTGTTGTATTATTCATTATATTTTATATCAAAAGGTCCTTTATTTACAATATCGTGTAAAGCTTCAAATATATTAGGTTTTTTTGTATTGATAATTTTAGTTTGAAGGAAACGACTTAAAGCTACTAAATGCTTACATAATCCTGGTCCAATATCATATGGTAATTTAGGTTTGCGGTTAATATAATGTGGATCGGTATTAAAATCATCTCCTCCAGCATCTTGCTCTTTATTATTATACTTAAATCTATAAATATAATCTGGACAAGTACATTCTACTTCACATTCAACTTTCTGAGCATCATCATTTTGATTTAATTCCCCTTTTAAAAATGTAATATGTCCTTGAAACGGTTTATTGGTTATAGTATTTTGAGAATCAGATTTATATCTAAAATTCCATTGTTCTAATCCTTCTTCAACACTAATAGGAATACTACGAACTCTTACATTTTTAGATCTATCTATTCTATTTGTATCATCTTTCGGACTTCTTGGAGTATTTACTGTTAATTTAAGAAGTTCAGCATAAGTCATTCGTTCATCAAGAATAACAGATTCTTTTATAAGTTCTTGAATAACTTCTCTTATTTCATCAATGGTGATTTTATTAGTCATATAAATAAATATCAATTATATTTTAACAATCACTTCCTTTTTTGGACCAGTAGAATTATGACCTGAAACAAAATCCATTTTAAATGGATAATAATATAATATTTTTACATTTTTTCCACATCCACATTTACAAACAGGATGAATACCTTTAAATACATATTTTAAAACATATTCTCTTTTTGGAATCAAATGATCACGTTTTATGTGCCCACCTAATAAATTTCCAGAAGCAAATTCTTGATTACAAATAACACACGTCTGTTTTTCATCATCCGATACAATATTGAGTCGTTCTTTATATGTAATTTCTCTCAATTTTGACGGTCTATACTCTCCAAACTGTTCAGTATATAAATCAGTTGTAATATTATGTGTATCCCTTAAATGTGTAAACATACCTACAGATGGAAAAGTTTTATTACATAATTTACATTCAATTTGATTGATTTGTCTTCCACTAGGATTTTTTTCTCTTTTTGGTTTTCTAAATTCTCCATACAAAATAACATATTCATCTGATGTCATTTGATGTGAAAATTTAATATGCGATGCAAATGCATATAATGATATTTCTTTTTTGCATATCTCACAGGTTTTATTTTTTGGTTTATTAATAACAATTCTAGTTTTCATTTTTATTAATCCATTCATATTTTAAATTACCGCAATCCCAAATTCTATCATAACCTATTTCACGCATTATTTCTAATTCTGATTTTAATGGATCATATCCCATTTTTATTAATTTTTGTTTAGTAAAATTGAATCTATGTTTTCGTTTATATCCTTTAATATACCAATAATTTGGTTTTGTTACAAATATCATATTCATATTCATTGATTTATATAAATTAGATTCTTTTTCACTCCATCTTCTATCTACATAACTTATTATTTTTGATGGATTATAATTTTTAATAAAATGAGAAAATAATTTACTAGCAATACCAACAACAATAAATTCGTTAGATGTTGAAAATCTAATTAATTCAAATTCGGTATTAGAAACATTTTTATTTCCTAATGATTTTCTCATATGAGAAAATGTCATTACGGCAATTAATTTATCCTTATAATATGCACCATAACAATATTTTGAATTTATTCCACCTTGCAAATGCGTTTTATTTAAAAATTCTACACATTCTTTATTAGTAATTTCTTTAATATAACATTTTCTAGCATATATTTTTTCAATCGAATTACGTTGATGCAAAATATGTAATAATTTAGTTTTTATAATATCAGATTTAAATTTCCACTCATCTTCAAAAATATGAATCGTTCTATATCCGATAGAATTGAAAAATTCTGTTTTTTTAAGATGATAATGTCTATCTTTATTACCATAAAATTCACTATGAAATCTAAGTCCATTTAATTCAATAACAAGTTTTGGATTTTCAAATTTAATATCTGCTTCAAATCTAATTCCATCTATTATCGGTCGTGTATTACATATAAATGGAATATTAATATTATTCTTTAACCAATAAAATAATGAAGTTTCCAACTCAGATCTAGTATTTTTAAAATTATCTATGCACGATTGACAAAATACCATTAAATATGTTTGATCTTTCCATATTTTATTACATATTTCACATTTAAATATTAATGGTTCGTTATTCTCAATACATTTAAAACTACCATTAATACACAAAATATGATTATTTCTTAATTTGGATTCATAATCTTCCCAATCTTTATAATATCGTTTAAAAATTTTAATTCTAAGAAATGATTTTCCACTTTCCGAAGAATTATATGTTTTTGCACCATATTTTCTTATACATGTATTTTTTTGTTTTTCAATAGATTCTTTGGTTTTTGTAAATGTAGAAAATAAATCCTTCATTGATTCTGTTTTCATAATATTTTCTACACCATATTTTTCTAACATTGTTTTTTTTAATTTTTCTTTACACCAATCTGTAGAAAATACATTTTTAACTCCAAATTTTTCCATAGATACTTTTTCACATCCTTCTTTTATTTTTTTCTTCGTTTCATTAGTATGTGACTTTCTAGGAAAACAATTTTTAGAATAATTTTTAAACCACGGGCCTAACTTATTACCTTTAAACGCTAATTTATTTCCGGTTTTTAAACAAACAGGTCTATTCCTATTATAAAATGATTTTATTATATATTCTTCAAAATTTAAATGATATGTTTTACGAACATACCATATCATTTTTTTACTAGATTCAAATTTTTTACCATCCAATAAACATATTTTAGATTCATCTTCGGTTATTATTATTTCATTTCCTTGTTTTATCATCTTACTATAAGTATAGAGGTATGCTGAAAAATGTCAATATTTATTTGTGTATCAAGTAATTATATTTGGACATAAAAAAGGCTTCCGTTCTCACGAAAGCCTTGTATTTATTGGGTTTTACCCGCTAGAATTATACTTGGTCAAGATCTGCCACCAAAACTTTACATATAAATATTAAAAATACTATTGACTATTTAACTTTCTTTTTTCACGAAGAATAGTAGGTTTTGAAGTACCATATTTTAATTGTAATTGCATTAAAGTAAAACTATCAGATAAAATATCTTTATGTAAATCATTTCTAATAAGTTTAAGATGAGCTTTTCTTTCTGAAATTAATTTTTTAACTTCATTACTCATCGGACCCCTTTTTACTCCCAAACATTTATTATCTTGAAAATAATTCATTTTTCTATTTTTTAATATTGTATTTCTATCTTGAAATTTCTTATTTCCTTCTTCCTGACCATATTTTTCTATAAACCAATCTAATGTATAACGACCTATAGATTTGTCTTTTTGTAATTGTATTGCTTCTTTTGTGTGTTTTTTACCATACATTCCATTTCCTTCTCCTTTATTTATAACCAACATTTTTTCAATAAATTCATCCCTGTTTGGATTGTATGTAATATTATCTCCTCCTTCTGCTTTAGGACATATATTATATCCTATTTTTCTTTCATATGGCTTTAATAAAGAAAAATAATAATTTTCTTTTTCTAATAAAATTTCTTTTGTTTGATCTGTTTCTTCCACAATTTCAAAAATAAATTTATCTTCTCCGTAGAAATCCCACGCATGTTGTAATTTAGGATTTATATGAGTTTTATTTTTTAAATTTCGTTTATGACACAACCACCTATATTCTATATCATTTGAACTTCCAATATAAAATTTTCCATTTTCTGTATTCGTTATTTTATATATTCCACTCTTCATATGATATAAATATACTATAATTTTATGGGAAGGTCAATAAATTATATTTATATCTGCTGTAATTTTGTACAAGAAAAGAGCCCCATTTCTGAGGCTCTTTTTTGTTATAAGTTATTGAATTTTAAGATTATACTTGATCAAGATCTGCTACAAGTACCTTACCGTAAAATTCGGGCCGAACTATCTTCTTAGCATACCGCGTCATTACGCCTCTACGGGGAGTGAAGTTCACTGGATCATAGACCAACGGGGTCTGTACCAATGGGATGTATGGAGCATAAACCGCTCCAGTTTCCAGGAAATTATTTCCACGGAAGCCCAACAGGATGACGTTATCCGTCATATATGGGTTCTTGTATACCTGGAAGCGACTTGCAAAAGATCCTACGCGGCTTACGCCCATAGCGAACTTAGCTTGGTCACCGTCAGTATTGACTACATATCCTGGAATAGATTCCAAAATTGTTGCTACGGATGGAGATACTACCATAAAGTTAGCACCGCCACGCAGCGTCAATTGATGAATTCTATTGGATACCTTCTGAATCTTGTTACCAAGAGTCTGATACCAGGTTGCCTTGGTGTAATATCCACCAGTACCGGCTGCAGTTTGATCAACTGCGACATATGATGTACCTGAAGCAACAATTTCACGATTGAGTTTAGCACTCCAACGTTCAGTATTGATTGCTGGGGCATTAACAATAAGCATGTCGAGGATTTCAAGATCGATTTCCATAGACACATACTCAGACAACAGAGCTGTCAATTCAGCTTCAGCGTCAATCGAGTGATAAGCATTAAGATCCTGAGCAAGTTCAGGCGTCCAAACGGCTTTCAGCTTACGAGTCTTAGCTACGATAGGTTCGCTCTTCAACTCAAGGTTAACTTCAGGAATACCAATGTCTTTGTTAAGACCGGTATCAGTCGTTGACTTACCAGTTGAATTCATGAATCCACCTGGTGTTGCAAGAGCAACTCCACTATTGGTAGTAGCATCTTCAAAGTCACCACGATTAGAATCCTTTGGTTGAACACTGTAGATAACAGATCCACTCATAGAACCAGTTAATCCAGCAGAAGCCGAAATAACGAACTGAACTTCCGTACCAGACGGAGTTAATTTGGTAAATGAAGGGAAATAACGTTGAGTAGCCGCAGCGCCACCGCTACCTGCTCCACCAAGATTAGATACGACAAATGAACGAACTGCACTAGCATCAAATACATTACCTTGAGCGGTAGTACCAGCTAATAGATCAGTAGAAGTAATAGTAATAATTTCTCCAAGAGCTTGTGAAGCAGAGATACTATTTACAACAGACTGCACTGAACCAGATTGAGCAACTTGTGTATAATAATTAACTAACCAATTCATATCTTCCAATGTTGATCTTACACCAGTAAAGGAAGCTGTTATTTGTTTATCGTTAATAGTATATCCAAATCGGCCAGCACCATAAAGACCACCTACTGCCGCATCTGTAGAACCAAGTTTAGCACCTGTTCCACCGAATAATGATTGATATACCGTTGAGCTATCAGCAGGATTACCACCTTGATGAGTACCGTATTTGAAGTCCAAATAGAATACAAGACCTGATGGTAGATTCATCGGCTGAACGGAAACGAATTCCTTAGCAGCAAACTCAGCAAACACACGGCGAACTAATGGCAAAGCCACGCCAGCCCATTGTTCTGAGTTAGCAGAAGTACCTGTTGAGGTAGCTTCTTCGATAAGCTGTTTAGCTTGATTTTCAAGCAATACAGCCATATTTGATTTTTCGACATCGCTCTTAATACCTTCAAGTAGACCAGTTTTATCCCATTTAGTCACAAGACCACGGGTTTCCTGCATCAAACGAGCCTGAGGATTTAGAGTATTTGTCAATAATGATTTAATATTTTCCATAATTGTTTTCTCTTTTGTTTTTATTTTTGTCTCGCTGTTTTATTACTTCTTTGAACCGACCGACATCTTAATTCCTGCGAGTTTTTGGAATCTTGCTGCCATTTCATTCACACCTTCAGAGATAATCTCTCTAGATGGTTTAGTCGATGCAACTGGCTTTGATGCATATCCTTCGGTAATCTGCCTAGCAATAGCTTTCTTAACTGGATCTACTTTTGAAGTAGGCTTTGTAGAAGCTATTATTCGTTTTCTACCGAAATTAAGGGATTCGGCCAATAAGGCGTATGCCAGCTTAACTTCACGAACACTCTTTGTAAGGTCAAAAGCCTCTACGATCTTCATACGATATGATTCGTCGATAACTGTTGCGAAATCTTTAAACAGCTTGTTCGTGTAAAGCAGTTTAGCATTCAGCAAGTTGACCTCATTAATCTGTCCACGGAGGAATTCAATGGTCTTATAGGCTTCAGAAAGAGCAACTTTATACTTGGTTACTTCTTTTAATCCACCAGCAACAGAACCATCACCTATGTTTCCTTTACCCTGAATGTTATGATTCTTACCAGCTATCTGGGTTGAACCCGGAGAGGTTTTTTCTTGGCCAGTCTTCGGATAACCCTTTACAGTGGCTTTACCACATTGGTCATTCGTTGGAACACCATTATTAGCGATTTCATCCATTTTGGCCTCTTCTTCCTCTTCTTCAGCTTCTTCATTTAGAGCTGCTAAAAGTTCTTCAAGATTGATTTCTTCTTGATTTTCAGCAGGTGGCAATGAACGTGGAGCGAGTTCTGGTGATGGCACTTCGTCCGGCACTTCATCTGGTACACCTTCGTCACCATCTGGTTCGGCATGTGGAATTTCATCATCCTCTGGAGTGGGAATTTCATCACCATTTGGTTCATCCTCTGGTTCACCTTCTGGTTCTTCACCAGGAATCTCATCTCCATTTTCTGGAGTTGGTTCACCGTCTATTGGAATTTCTTCTTCTCCTTCTGGAGATGGAGGTACTTCAGCACCAATTTCTGGTGGAACCTGTTGTCCCTGCTCTTCAGCGGATACTTCGTTTTCTAATTCGGCGATAATTTCGTCTAAATCTTCTGAGGTAAGACCGGCTTCATCTAATTTAGCCTCTTCTTCCTCCGCTACTTCATCAACCTTAGATTCTTCCTCTTCTTCAGCATTTTCCATTACTGGTTGATTAAGATTTCCAACATCGGATGGACCCTTACCTGCTTTAACAGGTTTGAAATCTGTTCCGCTTGTCTTTTTCTTTGGTTGACCACTAGATACAGCTTTAGTTGCCGGGCCTTTGGCTTCACCGCCAGTACCTGATACTTGATTAGGAGCTTCTACTTCTTGTAGACCTTCCTCTTCTTCAGCTTCTTCACGTAGTTTGTCACCAAACACTGCTTCAAAGCGTTTATCGAAACGTTCTTGTAATGAAGCTTTGGCATTAGCATATGCAGTTACTCGAACTGCTTTAGCGTCAGCAATTGCCGAACGCAATAGATTACTATTTATCATATTATTTTATTTTCCTTTTTGTGAAGTTATTTAGCAGGAACTTCAATTAAATTAAAGTTTTATTTATTAAACAACAAAGAATTGTTGTATTATTAAAAATAAATATGTTGATAATTAAAATAAATTGATTTTAATACAAAGTTGACTATACATATTAAACGATGGCAGATGTTTAAACTGAGAATATGAAAAAAAATTGTAAAAATTGTAATAAAGAATTTAACGCATCAAAATCATCAAAACAACACTGTTCTAATGAATGTTTTCAACAATATAGAAAAAGACCAGAAATAATAAAAGAAACAATAAAAAAAAGAATAGAATCGAATTTAAAAAAATATGGAGTAGATAATGCCGCGAAGTCGAATGAAATTAAAGAAAAAACAAAGCAAACTTGTCTGAAAAAATATGGAGTTATATCTCCTACTTTAGTTAAAGAAATACACCAAAAACAGATAAATACAAATTTGGAAAAATATGGAGTAAAAAATCCCCAACAAAATAAAGAAATACAAAAAAAACAACAAGAAACTTTATTTAAAAATTATGGCGTTACAGTACCATTAAAAAATAATGAAATTAAAGAAAAAATAAAGCAAACTTGTCTGGAAAAATATGGAGTAAATAACATTGCTAAATTAGAAGAAATTAAAGAAAAAATAAAGCAAACTTGTCTGGAAAAATATGGAGTAAATAATCCATTATTATATGGACCAATAAAAGATAAGATGATAAATGGAATATTAAAAAAACATTATAATAAAATTTTAAAAAATATAAAATATTCCAATATAATTTTTTTATTTTCAGAAAATCAATATTTCGGAAATATATCTTATAAAACAAAATATCCATTTCAATGTAAAATATGTAATACATTTTTCGAAGATACACTTATAAGTGGACATATTCCAAGATGTCCAAACTGTTATCCACCAAAACTTTTTTATAAAGAAAATTTATTATTTGATTATTTAGTATCTATTTTACCATTAGAAATAATAGAAAAACATAATAGAAATATTTTAGATAATAAAGAATTGGATATTTATATACCATCTTTAAAATTAGCAATTGAATTCAATGGTTTATATTGGCATTCAGATATTAGAGGAAAAAAATATAAAAATTATCATCTAAATAAAACTAAAAAATGTAATGAAAAAGGCATTCGATTAATTCATATTTTTGAAGATGAGTGGATAAATAATGAAGAAATAGTTAAATCAAAATTAAAATATATTTTAAATATTAATAATACAAATAAAATATATGCTAGAAAATGTGTCATAAAAGAAATAGATTCGAATAGTTCAAAAATATTTTTAGAAAAATACCATATTCAAGGAGCCGATAATTCCTCTATAAGAATTGGATTATTTTATAATAATGAATTAATTTCAATAATGACTTTTGGAAAATTTCGATTAGCATTGGGATATAAATTATCAAAAGAAAATGAATATGAATTAATACGATTTTGTACTGGAGAAAAAAATGTAATTGGAGCGGGAGGAAAATTATTTTCATATTTCATAAAACATTATAATCCATTAAAAATTATAAGTTATGCAGATAAAAGATGGAGTAATTCTAATGCTTTTTATAGTAAAATAGGATTTAAATTATTTGGAGAAACAAAACCCAATTATTGGTATATAGATAAAAATTATATGCATCGAATACATAGATTTAATTTTCGCAAACAAGTTCTTACAAAAATGTTACCAATATTCGATCCATCTTTAACAGAGTGGGAAAATATGCAAATTAATGGTTATGATCGAATTTGGGATTGTGGAAATCTTAAATATGAATGGATAAATACTCCTAACACCTAAAAAAATTGAATTTCTATCAATAAAATACATATTATTTAATAATTCAAATATATTTATAATTAAAAGAAAATATAAAATTATGCCCGCACATTCAAAAAAGCAAAAACAGTTTTTCCAGATGGTTAGAGCTGTCCAAACAGGTAATGTTTCACCATCTAAGGTTGGACCTGCCGTGAGAAAAGTAGCAAAATCTATCTCAGTTAAAGATGCTGGAGATTTTGCTAAATCCGTAGCAGAACTAAAAGTAAAAAAAGCGATTTTATCTATTTTAAAAGATTCTAGAGAACCAATGTATCTTGAAGAAGGTGAAACAAATGTAATTGTAAAAGAATTTAATGTAGAAGGAAAATTTGAAGAATATGTAAAACGATTCTTAGGACAAAGATTATCTGAAAAGGAATTAGAAGCAGTAAATACTTTTCAGAAAGTAAAACCAACAAAAATTGAATCTACTCAAATAAGATATGAAACCACAGATGCATTTAAAAATAGTAATACTACAATTATAAAAAAATTAAAAGAAGGTATAGACTTTGTATTTGTAGCTTTTACTAAATTTTCTAAAGCAGAAAAACCAAAAGATCAACAACAAATGGATCAAAATGCGGGAGGAATGGGAGGAATAAGTAACCCTACTGGAGTCGGCGGAATGGGTTCCTCGGGTGGATTAATGGAAGTTAAAAAATCCGAACCACAAATTTATTTAAATTGGCCTGAACCTAAAAAGTTATGGCTGATGGAAGTTGGACCAATGGACCCATTAGGTGCAACTCCTGCTGCTGGAGCAATGCCACCAGCATTATCATCGCCTCCTCCTTTTCCGAGCGTAGGTCCAGCAACAGCAATGGCTCCTATGACTGGTACTCAGAAAAGTACTGATCAACGTAAAAAAGAAATGAATATAGATGATATTGTTATTAAAAAATCTACTACATTCAATGATGATATTAAAGGTGGAGCAATTTTGGCAGAATTCTTAAAAAAACTTGATCTATGATAAAATTAAAAGAAATACTTCACACTATATCGGAAGAAAATAAAGAAGGTCTTACAGAGTTGGATAATTGGAAAATTACCGATTATGACTTTATGACTGATATGGAATTTAAGCCAGATGGAATGTATACTTTTTCCTTAAAAAAACCGTCAATTACAGTGTGTCATAAAAAAGGAATAGGTTTTATAGTAAAAGATAAATCAAAAAATTCATCGTATATTTTTCCAACATTTAATGAAATGAGTGATTATTTTACAAAATATGAACAGTATTGGGAGAATGCACCCTATCGATAATCAAAATCAAAAAAATTTTGGAGATATAATTCAAAAATCAAACAAATTAAAGACATTCTCCAAAATTAACAATATTTATAACATATGAAACAAGATCTTACAGTATATCCATTCAGTATAAAGCAAATTATTGAAAATTTCGATAAAATTGCTGAGAAAACTGGTAAATTCGGTGAACCATCAAACGAACTTTCTAAAAAAGAAAAGAAGAGATTATATGAGTTAATGAGAAAATTTAACTCCTATGGCCAATCCCTCCGTGGTGATCAAGCTCTCATGGAGACAGCAAAAACTCTTAGTGAAGCAGCAGCATTAGCGAAAAAATTTGCTCTAGCTGAGAACAATGCAGATTTCCTACAAAAGGAAACAATTGCGAGAGATTTTGGTCAGGTAGATAAAATTACCGAACAAATTCAAAAATTATCTAAAGAATGTGTCAGTCGTATGATGCAACTCAATGCTTTATATGAAGATGCCGGCCATCTCTATGAAAGATATTTTTTCATGGAAAATTTAAATGAAGATGTAGAGACGGAAGAACCTCCTGTAATTGATCCTGATATTGCTCCTCCACCTACTACTCCTACTCCTGAAAAACCAAACAATCCACTTTTACCAAGACCTGGTATCAGACCAAGACCAAAAGCAGAAGGTGAACAACTAGATAATACTCATGGATTTCCAATTCCTCCTGAAGAACAAGAAGAATATGCAAGTTCTTTCTAATATTCTTTAATAATATTTCTAACATTCAGGTAAAAAACGTTAAAAAATAATTTTAACGTTTTTTTATTTAAAAGATTGACATTTTTATTTTTTTATGTTATATTTATATGTTGATATAGGAAATATATATATGATTAATGAAGAAGCAACAAAAACAAAATATGGTTATACATCGAATGATATACAAAAATGGGGACAAAAAATCTTAATATTAAATTGCAATATTTGTGGTATTTTATATGAAAAACCATCTGTAAAAGTATTCATGGCCAGAAAAAATTCTAAATCAGAAGTAGATTTATGTAGTAACATCGAATGTATAAAGAAAAAAAGAGAAAATACAATGTTAGAAAAATATGGAGTTATAAATGCATCTCTTAATAAAGAATTAAACGATAAGAAAAAACAAACTTGTATAAAAAATTATGGAACAGAATGGATATTCGAAAGAAAAGATTTGATGAAAAATTGTATGTTAGAAAAATATGGAGTAAAAAATGCTTTTCAGTCAGAATTATGTAAAAATAAAATTAAAAAAACTAACTTAAAAAAATATGGTAAAGAGTATTTTTCTCAGACAGATGAATATAAGAAAAAAGTAAAAGATACAAATCTCATTAAATATGATAAAGAGTATTATACTCAAACTAAAGAATATATTGATAGAATTAAAAAAACTAACTTAAAAAAATATGGTAAAGAGTATTTTTCTCAGACAGATGAATATAAGAAAAAAGTAAAAGATACAATGTTAAAAAAATATGGTGTTGATAACTATAGTAAAACATTGGAATATAAAGTAAATTTTAAAAAAATATCATTAGAAAAAATGTATTATAAATTAATAAATGAAGATAGATTAAAAAATTTATATAAACCTCTTTTTGATATTAAAAATTATAACGGAGTACAAGAAAAATATAAATTTGAATGTTTAAAATGTGGAAATATATTTTTAGATGATATAGATAATGGATCATTACCTGAATGTAAAATATGTTATCCATCTGAAGTTGTAGTATCTAAAATAGAAATAGAAATAGAAAAGTTTTTATTTTCTATTGGAGAAAAAATAATACGAAGAAATAGAAAATGTTTAAATAATATATACGAATTAGATTTTTTTATACCATCAAAAAATATTGCTATAGAATTTAATGGAAACTATTGGCACAGTCAAGTTAGTGGAAAAAAATCTAAAATGTATCATATTGATAAACTTAAAATGTGTGAAGAAAAAGGGATACATTTAATACAAATATTCGAAGATGAGTGGATATATCAAAAAGATATTGTTAAAAATAGAATGTTAAGTATATTAAAAATCGAAAAAGATAAAAAAATATATGCTAGATTATGTAACATAAAAATATTATCAAGTGAAGAATCAAAAATCTTCTTAAATAAATATCATATACAAGGATATATACCATCAAATATTAATATTGGATTATTTTATAAAGAAGAAATAATATCAATTATGAATTTTGGTAAATTAAGATTAGCTCTAGGTAATAAAAAATCAAAAGAAAATGAATACGAAATGATTAGATATTGTACTAATAAAATTGTAATTGGTGGAGCAAATAAACTTTTATCATATTTTATCAAAACATATAATCCGTCAAAAATAATAAGTTATGCTGATAGAAGATGGACTTATTATAAAGATAATCTTTATGAAAAAATAGGGTTTTCTAAAATATCAAACGGCTCCCCTAATTATTGGTATATAAATAAGAAAAAATATTTACAAAGATTTCATCGATTTACTTTTAGAAAAGATAGATTAAAAGATATATTAAAGGAATTTAATCCTAATTTAACAGAATGGGAAAATATGCAACTTAATGGATATGATAGAATATGGGATTGTGGATCTTTAAAATATGAATGGACGAATAAAGAAACAAATATTCTTCTATAACAATATATTTGTTCACACGGCACTTTCGTTTGTGTCCCACGGATAGCAAATCCATTCAGATTTCTTTTTCTTTTCTATGAAGAACTCTGGTTTAAGATTCGGACTATTTTCCTCACACCAATGCAAAGTGACAACAGAAAAATCTATTCCTTTTTGAAGGCCTGTTTCGTTTATAAACCACTGAAGAGTAGATCCACTATCTATGATATCATCTACCCATAAAAATTTACCTAAAGTTTTTCTTTTTAAAGAATCAATTTTATCTTTTCCTTTAATAACAGGAAAAAATAATCTTTGATCGTCTTTGTCATAAAAAGAAATTCTTATGGTATGATGCGGTTTATTTAAATGAAGTGCTAAATATTCACTTAATAATCTACCACCATTTTCTATTCCTAAAATAAAATTAAAATCATTTTTAATTGGTTTTAATGATTTAAGTAACAATTCTTTAAAAGTATAAAATTGATGACGATCCATGTATGTTTTCATAATCTTTAATATATCCAATTGTTTAGTGTGTCTTCCATTGCTTCTTTAATTGGCCGAACTATAATTCCTGAATTAATAAGTTTATCAGTATTTAATACACAATTAGATCGGGGAGTTTTAACAATTTTATTAAATGAATCCAAACTTTCAAAATATTTAAATGTTTTTTTCACATTTAATTTTAATTTTATCATTTCTACAACTTCTTCTGTAGTCATAGATCCTGGATTTGTTATATTATATATTCCAAATGGTTTTTCTTTTAATATAATCTCAATGCATGCTTTAACATAATCTTGCTTTTGTGAAAGAGAATTTCTAACATTTAAAAGAGTATCATATTTTAACATTTTAGTAATATAATTTCTAGGACCATCTTTAGATTCAAATGGAATACGAAGTCTCCATATCCACTTTTTATGTATTTTATTTACTATATCTTCAGCCATTGCTTTTGTTCCACTATAAAAACTACATGGTGGAGATTCAAAAGTAAAATTTGGTCTATCTTCTTCAGTATATTCTTTATCATATCCATTGTAAATACAACCGGAAGAAATATGACCTAATGGAATGTCATTTAATTCACATACTTCAGCCAACATTTTAACAAATATAATGTTGGAATTTATAGCATCGGATTTATGATCTTCACAAGCATCTACGTTTGGTTTACCTGTATATCCTGAACAATTTATTACTACATCGGGAAATGATTTTCTAATTATAAGTTCAAGAGAATTAAAATCATATACGCTTTTGTTAAATTCTCTAGATGAAAATGGAACAACTTCAATATTATTTATTTTTAATTGTTTTTGAAATTCTTGTCCAATCCATCCAGAAGAACCGCACATTAATATTCTCATAATTTATTTTATTTCTTGAAAAACTGGATTACACAGTAAATTGACAAATTCTAATATTCTTTTATAGGTTCTAGAATCTTTCGTTATTTTCCATTTTTTATCTACACATTCATTTATATAATCTATCAAAGATGTACCAAATTCTTCGCTTCTCGATTTAAGATCACATATTAACTCGGCCAGATATACATCTGGCATATTTTCTATATTACTCCAATATTCTATATGATGAAAATTTGTTTTTCTGTGTTGATAAATTGCCATCTTAAGTTTTAGTTTAGTTTCATCTTCTTTAATTGGAGGACCAATAATTAATTGATCCCATTCAATCCCGAAAAATTTTGAAACATCGTGTATGAACCCATTAGCAATTAAATGACGCCCTAACTCTATTTCTTCACTAAGAATAAGTCGTTCCCCTAAAATTAGGCAATTGTCCTCTACATTACGAATGTGCCGGGTCAAAGCCCGAATTTTTTCCATTGTTTTTTCTGCTTTTATTTTTACTGATGTCTTCATAACAAAGTGAAGCCTCTTTCTATGGTAACAATGTACCATAAAAAGAGGATATTGTCAATTTAATCTTACCAGAGTATATTACATACTTCTCTAGAACAATCAAGTTCAAAACCACGATGTCTCAATTGTTCTTTTAAATAATTTATTTCACTTTTTCTAAATTCGGAAGGTAATATCCATCGGCATTTTGATTTACCTAATTTCGCTTCCCCTTCAATTTTATTATAAACATACTCCAGTTGTCTGGCAACTACGTTCCAAGTACAACATTCACCAGCGAGTTTTTTTGCTTGTTCTGCTGTAATCATTATATTTTTCCATTGGTTATAATAACTCGCGTTAAATCTTTCGTTTTTACTTTTAATTTTTTTTCTTTAAGAAACTTAGGTTTGAGATATTCAAAAATACTTACTAAATCAGTAATAATATTTTTCTTTTTCTTAGTTACTTCATTTTGAGCTTTTGCTGCTTCTTGAAGTTTTGAAAGAATTAAATTCGGATCCGAATCAATTTCTTGTTGAATTATCCAGGCTCCAAATTCTTTATCTTTTAAAACTCCTTCTTTATCTAAAAGAACAACTGCATACTCATATTTTTGCTTCGGTGTTTGATCTTTATCATTTTTAAGTTCTTCTACAATTTTTTCTAGATCTCGTATAATTTCTTGAACCTTCGGAGGATCAATTTTCTTCTGCAATAAAACCGCTTGAATTTCTTCTATATCAATTTTCATAAATTTTATCTTTTGTTAATGTTAATACATTATACCTCATTATAAACATTAGTCAATTTATAATAATATTTTATCACTTTTTTTATTATCACTTTATATTTATATATTATATGGGAAGAAAAAAACTTAATAGAAATAGAGAAGAGATTAGATATCAATGGAAAATTAGATCTAATCGTTATTATCAAAAACATAAAGAAAAAATTAAAAAAAGAAACTTAAAAAAGTATTATGAAAATAAGCGGTATATACAAAATAATAAATAAAGTTAATGGAAAATATTATGTTGGCAGCAGTAATGATATTAAAATAAGATGGGCAAGGCACAAAACGCTATTAAATCATAATAAACATCCAAATAGTTATTTACAATATTCTTGGAATAAATACGGAGAATCTAATTTTGATTTCATAATAGCAGAAAAAATACCAAATGATAATCTTCTTATAGTTGAGCAAAAATATTTAGATTTGTGTAATAATGATAAAAATATTAGTTACAATATGAGTAATGATACTAAA